GTGGATGTTAGGCTCCATCAGAGTGACGTAAAGCCGACCCTGAGTGCCCATTGTTTCACTCTTGAACTTGGTGGAGTTGATCTTGTGTTCAAAGCTTCTGCCAGAGGCATTCTTGACCACAAAGCCTTTCTGATTGGCAGGGTTCATCTCGTCAAAGAGAAGCGAGACCAGCTCGACTTCCACATTGCGTAGTTCACCCTTCTGAATGATGCGTTTCTTGAATGGATACACGATACCTCCTTGGGTATGTAATTGAGTGTTATCTATGTGCTTGTGTTTCATTGATTACTTACTTCCAAAGTTCCGGTTCTGCGTGAACAGACGCTCATCATCGGATTGCAGAATCTCTGTTAGATTACCAAAGTTGAAGTCGTCAGCTTTGAGCTTCCAGTCGAACTCGTAGTTAAACTCAATTGCCAAAGTGAGCGCAAGTCGCTCCTGTAGCGGTTTGATCACGAAGTGGTAGAACATAGCCATGTCACTACGGTTATCGCCACCAAGCTGCCCCGGGATAAGCTGAGATACAATCCTTGCCGGAACCCGATGATAGGCGAGAATGCCTTCCCTGAGGTCTTTCTTGAGACTGAGGAATCCACCTTCCCGGTCCTGCTGTCTCAGTGGTTCGAGACGTATCTTCACATCCCGGCTTTCACTCTCGATCAGTACGGTTGAGTGGCTTTTGGCGTTTCCTTTCACTTCTGTGAGTGCTTTCTCGATCTCGGTATAGGCATCGGTCAGCACTTCATTACCGGCTTCGTCAGTGACGGTTCCGTCCCTGAGAGTGCCACCCTCCACAATCACGAAGTAGTCGATCATGAGACCGTTCTTGAAGTTGTTATAGTCGAAGGTCTTGATCTCTCCCAATATCTCGATATTAATGGCTATGGGCAGGCAAGCCAGGCCCCAGGCGTTTGATCTGTGAGTGGACTTCTTGATGTGGATGATGTCCGCATAGGCGAAGTCCTTCTTCTGGTTGTTCTTGATCTGGATGTAGTTGGGTCTAAAGAAGCCGAACTCGTCATAGTTCTCCACGATATGCACTTCACTTGGCAGCATACGTTCCAGACCCATCCACTGACCCTGAGCGTTGCGCATCTTGATCAGGAAGCCGTTTCCGCTGGCGAGATAGAACTTGATCATCTCAGCCAGGATGGTGGTCTGATCTTCACAGGCAGGAAACTCGGCAGCTTCTATCCAGGCAGTAACCTGCTTATTCTTGCACTCGAACTGCATGACGGTGGCCATTGAGAGCGCATCGATACAGCCGGAGTGGTACTCGTCCAAATCGAGAAGATTGAGCAGCTTACTCATGGAGTAGGGTGCCATCACTGTCTTTTTAGTCTCGGCTGCCTTTGAGATGAGCTGTTTGCCCACTCTCTGGCACTTGGAGAGGTCAATGGCTTCAGGCTTGTACTTGCTCTCGATCAGTTCAGTTACTGAGCTGATAGCCATGTTATAGCCCCCCAGTCTCATCACTCTCACGAAGAGGCTCCGTTGCCGACCTTCAGCAGGTCGATCTTGGCGATCCGAACCAAGCGGGAACCATCAATACGGCTGGTGTAATACTCCACACTTGGCAGGTCCCGGTTCATCAGCTTGAGATAGAAAGACCGGAACTTCTCCTTGAGTTGATACAAGTCCGAATCAGGATCATCCACGTTATGGGCATTGACGATCAGAAATACTGTCCAGGCTATGTCTGTACTTACAAACTGTCTTGAAGTACCGTTCTTGCCAGTCTCGGAATCCAATATCACGATAGCGCAGGGCAACTGCTTGGGAATGTTGTCTTTGTTAAACTGGATGGTGGGAATGTCGCAAAACTTAAGGGCATCCACTATCCGGTTCCGATCTGCCATGAATCTCTGATATGCTGTCATAGACTTACCTCGATGGAATTGAGTTGTTGATATATCCACTGCTCCCGGTTAGCGATAACCTGAGCAAATACGTTCCTTGCAGCTATGCCTTCCCGCTTGATCTTGGCTTGGATCATGTGAGCTATCTGATCCACAGTGAGCAGCTTTCCACTCTTCTTATCGGTCCACGAGAGCCCCTTCCGCTCCACCCATGACTTCAGAGGTGCTATGGGAGTCCAGGAAGGCACTTTACCGCCCAAGACAATAGGCTCATGGCGTACGTTGGAGCCGACTCTCAGTGTCATGCCGGAGTCATCGGTTTCCACTACGTAGCCCGTGTTTCCGTAGAAATCGCCTTTATCGTAGATCTGCTGAGTGAGAATCTCTTTGCGGGAGTCGGCATCGATAACACTCCCGATCAGATGTAAACGACTCTCAAGAGCCGTATAGATCGCTCTGTAGATCTCGACCATCAACTCTTCCGGGCTCATGAAGTCACTCTGCGGCATCAGATCACCCCGGCTCTCAGCACTTTAGGGAGTCTTGGTTTCAACTCCACCAACCGTTCCATGCCACTTTGATTGAGATAGTTCCGAAGAAGAGTGAGTGCCCTCAGCTCAAGTTTGGCTTTGAATGCGTCTATTTCGCTCCCTGTGAGCAGTTCAGTGGCAGCTTGGTCTAGTCCTACTGTCTTGACTATTCCTTCGCCCAGGGTCTTCAAATTGAGAAACTCGCAGGTACTCTGCAGCATCAGGAAACAGAACCCAAAACGAAAAGAGATCAGAAAGGGATCATCATCAGGGTAGTCGATACGAGTAGCGTCCTGGTAAAAATTATCTAATACAAGGCTTCTGATCGTCTCTAGGACAAGCCCTTTATGCTCTTTGAAGATAACGTTATCAGCCATCTCCCTTGGCAGGTTAAGTACTGCCAGCAGGTCAATAGTCTCGACTGGGATCGGTATCAATGCCCTTTCCTCATCAGCTCAGATAGCTCAATCGCTCTGCGACCAACCTGCTTTGCCCAACGGGACACAAGCATGTTATTGGCAGCCCTTTCCCAGTCACCAGCCTTCACGAAAGCCAGAGTGTTCTTGAAACCAAGTAGTCCATTCATACCAAGGTTGAAACACATGTTGAGCAGGACAGACTGGCGCACCTCATCGAGGCCATTGAAGATATCGGGGATCTCATCCAGAAGTTGCTGCTCGAAGTCCAGGATATCTCTCTCCAGCATTGCATACGCCTCTTTCTGGGATATCCCTCGGTCATCGAGATTGCGGCCAATACCGATGGTTAGTTTACCTGCGGTACAGCGGTATGGTTTCAGCCGCAGACCCTCGTGTCTGACTAACTGTGCCTTGATCCGATTCAGCAGTGACTCGGTCATACTATCTCCTTGTTTGCGATGTGATCAATGATCCAGCGCCAGGAAAGCACTCCCCTGTATGCTGACAAATACGGATGGGCAAGGATGAGAAAGAATTTGGTATTGACAGATTTGACTAATGATAAACAGTTGAAATAAAGCAGATCTGATAGTTAGAGATTGCTGAAACATAACATAGAAAACACGAGTAACATCTTGATGGAAAGATTGCTCATTGATGTTTGTGAGACTATCTCGTTTTGTCGCCGATGTTTACGGATGTAAGGGGAATACATGTCAGGAGATTTGACCTTTCTAACCAATGAAGCCAATCGCAGTCTGTTGCGAAGGCTAGAAGTATTAATGGCAAGCACCCAATCATTCGATTGCCTTGTTGGTTACTTTTTTGTGAGTGGCTTTTACAAGTTATACAAATCACTTGAAAACGTCGAGAAAGTCAGAATACTTGTAGGATTAAATACGGATAAAAACACCTACAACCTCATCCAACAATCAAAAGATCAGAGCGAAATTCCACTGATGTCCCAGGCGCAAATTATTGAGCAAGCTCCTGATACTATTCTTGAGGAGCTGGAACACTCTGAGGACTCAGTTAATGTGGAAGAAGGGGTCACTAAGTTTATTGAGTGGATAAAATCTGGTAAACTAGAAATTCGATCATATCCGGATGAAAGAATCCACGCTAAAGTTTACATTATGTCTTTTGTCAGCGGAGACCGAGATGCGGGGCGAGTTATTACAGGATCGAGCAACTTGACTCAATCAGGATTAAGAGATAATCTGGAGTTTAATGTTGAACTTAAGAGCAGAGCAGATTATGATTTTGCTAAAGAGAAATTTGAAGAGCTGTGGCAAAAAGCGACTGATCTATCGATAACCTATGATGATACAATAAGAAACAAATCTCCTTTTGCTCAATTTACACCATATGAGTTATACCTCAAATTCCTATATGAGTACTTTAAGGATGAGCTTAATCTACCAGACAATCTTGAGGATATATATGTACCAGAGGGATTTAAAAAACTTAAATACCAAGAAGATGCTGTTGTAAGCGCTAAGAAAGTTTTAGAAGAATATGGAGGGTTATTTCTCTCCGATGTTGTGGGATTAGGTAAAACTTACATGTCTGCATTGTTAGCGCAACAACTTGATGGTAGGTCATTAGTAATAGCTCCACCCCATCTTCTTGATAAGAACAATCGAGGTTCATGGCCGAATGTGTTTGGAGATTTTCGAGTACCTCATACAGACTTTGAATCGATTGGAAAACTTGAATCCATACTCTCTCGTGACGTTTCCAAATATAAAAATATATTCATAGACGAATCTCATAGATTTAGAACAGAAATGAACCAAACGTACGCTACACTAGCACAAATTTGTCGAGGCAAACGTGTTATCTTAGTGTCTGCAACTCCACTAAATAATTCTCCAGAAGATATTCTCAGCCAGATGAAGCTATTTCAGAATGGTAAAAACAGCACCATCCCCAATGTCAAGAACTTAGAAGCATTCTTTTCACACCTCAAGAAAAAACTATACGGTTTAGATCGTAAAACTGATAGGGATGAATTTATTAGAGTTGTTCAGGAAAATGCTGCTCAAACCAGAAACTACATTCTAAAGTATTTGATGGTTAGAAGAACACGTAATGATATAGTAAAATACTATGCTGATGACCTAAAATTGCAGGGACTATCTTTTCCCAAGGTGGCTGATCCAGAGCCTTTGTTCTATCAATTCAATGCTACTGAGAATGCAATTTTCCTCGAGACAATGAAGATTATTACTCAATCGTTCGTATATGCTAGGTATCGTCCACTTACTTACTACAAAGGTGATGTTGATCATAGAGATATTCAAGGACAGAAAAACCTAACTAAGTTCATGAAGATATTACTAATTAAACGCTTAGAGAGCAGCTTTTATGCTTTTCAGCTAACCATAGATCGCTTCTTAAAATCATACGAGAGAGTAATCAAAGAGTTTGAGAAGGGACATGTCTACATAAGCAAAAAGCATATATCAAAGATATTCGAATTATTAGACATGGATGATTACGACACTATAGAGAAATACCTCCAAGCCGATAAAGCTATCAAACTAGATGCGAAAGATTTCAGTCCTGATTTTATCAAACATCTCAAAAGTGATTTGAAGACATTAGAAAATATTCAAAAAACATGGGCTACAATAACTCGAGATCCGAAATGGGAGACATTCTCAGTGATTCTGTCATCAGATAAACACATAAAGCATTCAAAGGCTATCATCTTTACCGAATCAAAAGAAACCGCTGAGTATCTTCACGAAAGAATAAGTAAAGAAATTGACTCCAAAGTTCTTTTGTTCTCTGGTTCCTCAGGTGAAATGCAACGCAAAGATGTGATCTCGAATTTCGATGCTAAAGCCTTTGAGCCTAAGGATGACTATCGTATTTTAGTTACAACAGAGGTTTTATCGGAAGGCATTAATCTCCATAGATCGAATGTTGTTGTGAACTACGACATCCCCTGGAACCCTACTAGGCTAATACAAAGAGTTGGGCGAATCAATAGAGTTGATACAGTTTTTAATGAAATATATACATACAATTTCTTCCCTACTGAAGAATGTAATGACGCCATAAAGCTTAAAGAAGCTGCAGAGGCTAAGATTCATGCGTTTATTGAGATGCTTGGAAACGATGCTCGATTGCTAACCGACGGTGAAGAAGTTAAATCTCATGATCTATTTGCTAAGCTTAATTCGAAACAAACAATAACTGGTGAAGAGGATAAAGAGGAAAGTGAGCTTGAGTACCTGACAGAAATACGGAAAATCAGAGATGAAAATGCCGAATTATTTACGAGAATCAAGAGACTTCCCAAAAAAGCTCGTTCCACGAAGCTACTATCATCCCCTAGTAGTAAGTATAATCTGGAGTTGCCCGGCCTCCTTACATATTTTCGGCAGGGAAGACTGGACAAATTCTTTGTTAGCACGATCAAGAGCAAAGACGCTTTGGAGTTGGATTTCTTCCAATCTGCAAGCATCCTAAAACCTGCAGACCTGAATGAACTTCGGAAAGATATCCCAATGCACTTCTATGAGATGCTCGTAAAAAACAAATCTACGTTTGAATTTACTACTAGCATTGAATCTGAAGAGATATCACAGACTCACAAAGGCGGCCCAAATGAAGTGTATATTATAAAAAGACTTAAGTCGAATGAAGTAAAAAAATATCATGGGTTTACTGATATTGAAGATGACTATATCGCCTCAGTAATCAAACTACTTAACGATGGGGCATTGCCCAAACACATTGCGAAAAAGATAGCAGGCAAGTTAAAGACCGAAGCAGATCCATTGAAGATTCTCGGTATCCTTAAGTCTAACATTGCACAAGAATTCTTCAATCCGATTATAGCCAAAGAAGCTGCACAATCTTTTAAACCGCGGGAAGTAATTCTATCATCATATCTATTGGAGGATAAATGACCAGGCAACAGGCTTATGAGTTAATTAAAACCACATTTACTCAATCGTTTGATAAAGACAGATTTGCTTTCTTTATCAATGAGCTACTGAATGGTTATGACCAATCTAAAGCAACTTCTTATACTGGTCAGATGGTGAAGCATGCCTTCAAAGAACATGTGAATCATTGCCATCGATTAGGCACCTATACAACTCCTCAGAAAGAAACAATCGATATCCTAACTGTTCATCTTACCAAGGACAGCAAACTTGAGAAAGCACGAACAGCGATAAGAAATTATGTGGCTTATCACCTTGACCAACATGGGAAAGATGCTGCATTAGTTGCATTTGTATCTCCTTCAGAGAAAACTTGGCGGTTCTCCTATGTGAAGCTTGAGTACAAAACCGTCACCAAAGATTCCGGTAAGATAGCTACTGATACATCCTTGACCCCCGCTCGGCGTTTTTCATACATTGTGGGGGAGGGAGAAAGCTGTCATACTGCTCAAACTCGTTTTGTTGGATTATTGGAAAACACGCTACTAAAACCAAGTATCGAAGACATTCAAGAATCATTCAGTGTGGAGACAGTTACAAAAGAGTTCTTTGAACAGTATGTAGTCATATTTAAAGTGTTTTGCAGCGCTTTGGAAAATGCAATAAAGAGCGATTCTAATCTGTACGACGAGTTTTCCTGCAAGAATATCAACCAAATAGAGTATGTAAAAAAACTCATGGGTCAGATAGTATTCCTCTATTTCCTGCAACGCAAGGGATGGCTAGGTGTACCCAATGGTTCGAACTGGGGAGAGGGACCCAAGGACTTTTTAAGAAAGCTTGCAAACAAAGAATATGTAGATTATGTTAACTTTCACAACGATGTGCTTCAACCATTGTTCTATGATACTTTAGCAACAGATCGGGGGCATGAGGCATGGTCTACTGCTCTTAACTGCAGGATACCATTTTTAAACGGTGGTTTGTTTGAGCCAATTGAAGATTTCGATTGGATTCACAATCCAATATTGCTTCCAAACGCTCTATTCACTAACAACATCTACGTCGAAGAACAGGTTTATGGTACTGGTATACTCGATGTGTTTGATAGGTATAACTTCACTGTCAACGAGGCTGAACCTTTAGAGAAAGAAGTTGCAATAGACCCAGAAATGTTAGGAAAAATCTTCGAAAATCTGATAGAAGAAAACCTGAGAAAAGGATTGGGTTCATTCTATACACCTAGAGAAATAGTGCATTATATGTGCTGCCAGAGTTTGGTAATATATCTTGTGTCTCAAATTGAGAATAGAAATCTTAATATTAGCCGAGAAGACATTAATGTATTTATCGATCAAGGAGATCAAGCGGCATATTATGAATCATCCCGTCTTTCAGGTCTTTCATCTTACAAGAAATTCATACCAGACAGCATTCATAACAATGCTCGATTGTTAGATGAGTTGCTATCCAGTATTCAGATTTGTGATCCTGCTGTAGGTTCTGGAGCTTTTCTTGTTGGGATGATGCATGAAGTTATTAGGTGCAGAGTTGCATTGACTCCGCTGTTTAATGACGTAAATGAGAGGTCGATTTATCATTTTAAGAGGCATGCAATAAATCATTCACTTCACGGCGTGGACATAGACCAAGGGGCCGTGGAAACAGCCAAACTTAGATTATGGTTATCTCTTGTCGTGGATGAAGAGAACGTAGACATTGTGAAACCGCTTCCTAATCTGGACTACAAAATAGTCGTAGGTAACTCTTTGCAAGGTGTTGATAGAGATGCCCTTAATAATCACATTTTTAAGGAGATTGAACAGAAGAAAGAAGCCTTTTTTAGCGAGACAGATCATAGCGGCAAAATAATCCTTAAAAGGGAAATAGATAATCTTCTACAAAAGTTGATGGGAAACAGATTCATATTTGATTATGACATATTTTTCTCGGAGGTTTTTGATTCTAAGAACGGTTTCGATATTGTCATTGCAAACCCTCCATATGGGGCGGATATAGATTCTGATAGGAAGTTGTATGCTACCAGATTCCCCAAAACAACTAAGAAGTATAAGGACATATATAAATTATTCATTGAGTTAGGACTATCAAAGTTATGCAATTCTCTCGGACTATTATGTTTCATAACACCTAATACAATTGTGAGGCAAGTTAGATATGAAGATGTTAGAAAATACCTACTTGATTTTTGCATTATTGAACTAGTTAACTTAGGTGAAGGTGTCTTTGAAAATGTAGTTGTTCCAACATGCTTCTTTTTTGTAGGCAATAAATCAGGAGTAGGTAACATAACGTTACTCAGAGATTTTGCAGACAATAGCAAGTATTTGGGATTAAATAGATTAGGAGCTGCAACACAAGTCCTACAATCAACATTTAAAAACAATCCTGACTGTTCGTTTATTCAGTATGAGAAGTCTATATTAGCGCAGACAGTCTCACTTGAAGAAATAGTTAAATTTAAAGACGCTGGAATTAATTATCAAAGAGTCAATGTTGGATTAAGCGAAAAGGGTAAATCTGATTTAGGGCAACGTCTTTTATATAAGGGTGTTAAGGAAAAACAAACCCATATTGAGTTCTGGAAGGGCGAACACATCCATCCCTATGCAATATCACAAACCACAGGTAACTATGTGCGAATTGAAACAATCAATGACTTGAATTCAAACGAGAGAGTAGTATTAAACAGATCATTTTTCGATCTGACACCTAAACTTGTATGGAGACAGACAGCCTCATATCCAATTGTAGCAATAGATTACAAAGGAATATGGTTTGGCCGTAGCGTTCAGGCCGGAGTCATAAACAGTAACAAATCATACATAGACTACAAGTTCTTGTGCGGAATTTTAAACAGCAAGTACGTAAGGTATCAATATGGGATATTAGCAAATGAGGAGGGTCGTGTATTCCCGCAGATCAAGTGGGCTAAGTTACGTCACGTACCTATCCCAGATATCTCCAAAGAAGCGCAGGTGAATATTATTACCTATGTTAGCTCGATATTGGAGGCAATAGAGAACGGAGCAATACAAAACGTTAAGTGCTTAATAGATAAAATTGATAGAGAGACATATAAGCTTTATGGTCTCTCAGAGAGTGAAATACATACTATTGAGGATAATGCTATGATTAATAGTGATTATACAACGAAATAGAGTATGCAATAAATCACAATAAAGGGGATGACATGAACGAGATAACTTTGTTTGAAGTAAAGAATCTACATGGTTATAAGAGTTACAGAATAACCATAGAGGAAAATAGGATAATCCTTGTTGGTGAAAACGGATCTGGAAAAACTACTGTGTTAAGGCTCTTGTACTACCTATTAGCCGGAGAGTGGGAAAAGCTCCACCAGTACAATTTCGATTCCTTGGGTTTAACAATTGATACCAATGAATTTCAAATAATGGGAGATACTATTCATAAATCATTCCGAGAAATAAATCCAGATGTTTTAGCAAAACTCCCACTAGCTGTGCGTCGACGTGTAAGTGAATCAATAACTGATTATGGTGGGATTGATGTGAATGAACTCGAGATGATGTGTAGACGTTATGGTATTGACTACCGTGCTGTTATGGAAGAGATTAGTGAATCGAGACTCGGGAATAGGAAAACCCTTAAATCTCTTGAAGATACTAGATATCGTATTAGATCATTACTTCCACAAACCTTGCTCTATCTCCCAACTTACAGAAGAATAGAGCAGGAACTCAGCTCAATTCTGAGGGGATCATACAACCCTGAAGTTAGACAAAGAATTGGATTAAATGCCAAATTTAAGAATTCAATCGAACTTGTCGAGTTTGGTATGTCGGATGTAGTACGAACATTAGAAAGGACAAAGAACTCACTCTTAGAATATTCGCAACGTGGTTTGAACGATTTAACTTTAAGGTATCTTGGTGAAGTAGTTGATGAGGATTATAAAGATTTTGATGTACGTATTATAAAACAAACATCAACAAAGATTATTGAAGAAGCTCTAGATCGAATGCAAGAGACAATTCTGACCAAGGATCAAAAAAAACACATTATGGATTTGATAAACAGTATTGATTCTGAGGATGATCTTAGCGTACATAATAAGGTTATTTGCCACTATCTAAAGAAACTGCTTGGATTCTTAGAATCTCTTTCAGCAGAAGAATCGAAGATATGTAGATTCATTGAAGTATGCAACAGCTATCTAGTAGACAAACAGTTCGTTTATGATTTGAAGGATTTTTCAATAACCATACAAGGTAAATCGGAATCAGGATCTACTGATGATATTGAATTACGTTACTTATCTTCAGGTGAAAAACAAGTTGTGTCATTAATGTGTCAGTTGTATTTATCAAGAAACAATACGGAGTACTTTGTTCTAATTGATGAACCTGAGTTATCTTTATCAGTTCCGTGGCAGAGACGGTTTTTACTTGATATAATAAATGGAGGTTATTGCTCAGGTCTTGTAGCAGTCACTCATTCACCCTTTATTTTTGACAATGAGTTAAAGAAATATGCTCGAGGATTAGGCGAGTTTATAATCAAGAGATAGGTAAGAAAAATGGAATTGATAGAAATACTTACAAAAGCAAATGAGGATAAATGCTCTTCTTATCATGAATTTCTACAGAATTATAGGGCTGATCTACGAGAAATATATGGGTTTGTCGAAGGAGTTACTGATCCGAGTTATTATGAAGCATACATAGCGAACAAACTTCCTGATGGGTGGAATGTAGAATTGTATCCTGCTGGCAATAGAGACAAAGTGTTTAGTATTTTTTCTGAATTTGATTGGGCTCGATTTGATAGGCACCAGATTCTATTCTTTGTAGACCGCGATTTATCTGACTTTATGTGCGAAGAAAGATTTGAAAACACTAACATTTACATAACAGACTTTTATTCCATTGAAAGCAATGCCGTTAATGCTGATGCTATTGACGTAATCATTCGAGACTTTACATTAGATAGAAATATGAACTCTGAGTTAAAGCAATCAATTGTTGACCAGTTTACCCAGTCTCTCATGAGTTTTCAATTACTTATGACTGATGTTATGAGCTGGATACTTCACTGGAAGAAGGAATCGAAGAAAAGGATGGATGGAAAAGGACCATGTTTAAGTGATTTATCACTTGATGATATTTTTTTTGTAGACAAAGATACTTGTATACTCAAGGAGCGACCTGGAGGAATATGCAATGTAAAAAGATATATGCATTACAAGTGTGGTATAAGCCTAGTTGGTAGCGACGAAGATAAATTCCGTTTAGTTAAAGCTGAATATCTTGATAAAAATAATAACTTTAAATATGTTAGGGGTAAATATCTTGTTTGGTTTGCATGTAAGTTTATAAAATCTGTAAAGATCAAATCTAAAAGAAATAAGGATAGGTCACTCAGATTTACGGTTAACTTTGAAGAAAATAACTACACTGCCATTCTTGGTAATAAACTAGTCATGCCAAACACATTGAGAGCTTTTATTGAACAGTACCCACTTGAATTTATAAGAAATTACCAAGCAGCATGATACTAGTCTATTGTAAAATAGTACTTGTCCTGCACTTCCAATGAAATGGTGGGAACGGAGTATGTGCTCCAGATACGCCTACCGGGTTCATCTCTGAGTCATATTCGATCTGATCGTCCTTGACCCAAGGTGCAAGGGCTTTAATGTATTCCCGGGCATCATCCAGGCTGCTGGACTTGGTATCCAGAGCCATCAGGTTATCCATCACTTCCAGGGCATCGTTCAGGGGATAGACTTTATCTTGGGCTGCCAGAGCCCGGCAGATGTCACTGGTGCGGTCATCCAGGATCACCACGAGCTTGTAGTATCTGGCTTTGGCTTTCTTGTAACCCTGCAACCTACCAAATTCCCTGATCCTGAGTGCAGTATGCTCTGCGAGTCCCTGCCAATAGTTGGATGAGCGGTTTGCGATGTCATTGAACTGGTCTTTGAGGGTGTCGGCAAGCATTTCTTTAGTATAGCCTTGCTCGATGGCTTTAGTGAGGGTATCTGCGAAGTTCTGCCTCACATCGGCTTCAAAGTGGTTACCGATCCAGAACAACTGCTGCTTCTGAATGGTGGATGAGAGATGCTGATCTTCTATGCCCCAGAGCCCGATGCTGGTCTTAGTTGGTGCTTGCACTTGGGTGTCCCTCAGTCCGAGCCGCACACAGCGGTCTATTATCGCTTTGGTGGGCTCATTGACCAGTGCTGCGAAGTCATCCCCCAACTGGGTATTGATGATGCTCATAAGCTTATCTATGGCGTTTTTGTTGATCTTCTCGGCGCGTGGCATGTCACTCATCATCTGGATGGCAAGCCTGGCTGCATCCTTGATTTCGGATTTCCAGGCATTATTCAGGACCCGGTAATACTCAAGCATGAGCTTATCATAGTAGTTCATCAGAAGCTGAACCTCCGGACTTTCACTCTATTTCTGCCGATATCATATTCGGAGAAGCGTTCCAGACATCCAGCCAGTGCATCACAGCCATCAATATAGCCATCAGGATAAGTGAGGAACTGAGAGATCAGGGTTGGTGTATCTTGGCCTTCAGGAAAGAGGATCTTGGCTGTCTCGATAATTGTCTCGGTTCTTTCGATGCGCAGGTTCTTGTTGTCTTTGTTGTCTATACGCTTGATGCGGTGGCTTAACGGAGGTAGATTGATATCCGTAGCCCACCGATCGAAGTCGGCAAGGATACGTGCTTGCCCGTAAGTGGTTTCACAAGCTGCCCTGGCTCTAACCCTGTAGATTCGGTCAAGCTCATGATAGGCATCGTAATAGTATCTGAAGAACTTGGTGTTCTCAGTCTGCCGTATCCAGACGTGGATTACATAGAAGCGATTACCATCATAGCCTATGGAGATAACGGCTTTGTAGCAGCCCTTCTCGCCCCAGGTGGGATCGGCATAGAGCCAGATCCGCTTCATCTTAGATGGTTCGGGAAGAGTTCCATATTTGGTGAACCAGTGGTTCTTGAAGATGTTCCCTTCGATTACCGGTTGACCGAGCATCTCTCTCTGATACCCGGTATGACCGAACTTGGCTCGCAGGTTGGGAAGAGTAGCAGTGGGGTATTGCTCTTCCCAGATGGACTTGCCCTGCATATCTTCGAGAGAGAAGCGCAGAATCGCCTTTTGGTGCGTCTTTAATGCGATCTGGTAGGTTAAGTCTAAATCGGGATTATCTGCCCGTAAATCGCCTAATATGAGCTCCTGAAACTGGCAGATGGAGTAATTGGGATGTACCAGGTTACCGAGCCAGACAATCTTGCCATTTCCCTCCGGAGAGAGTGCTCCGGCAAGCTCCTGGGAGATCTTCTCCATGCGTCTCTTGCCGATGGACTGGTTACCCATGTTCTCTTCTTTGTCGATATCATCACAGACGATGAGTCCGGGCCGCTTAGCTGTCTTGGGATTGATAGTTCCACGATGACTCTGCTTGATGGAGCGTGCTCTGATCCTGGCTTTATTCTTGAGATAGAAGTCCAGATCAAAGGCATCAACCGGATGCAGCTCAGGATAGTCCATAGTGAGCCGCTTATTGTTCTGCAGTTCATGCAAGGTGAAGGCGGTGCGCTCCTGTGCCAGATCTACGTCTGCAGCAGTATGGATAACGTAACGTTCACCCTTGATGATTCTCCAGATGGGATAGACTACTCCCATGAGTACCGTTTTGCCCAGCCCACGAAAACCTGTGATTCCGATGATGCCTGAGCCCTTATCAGTCTCATCGAACATAGTCTCATGTGCTGGGCAAAAAGGTAGTGGGAAGATGTGCGGGAAATAGGTATGACAGAAGAACGAGAATGCATCCCATCCATCTGCTGTGGTGCGTTTTATCCTCTCAGCTTTGGCTTCAGGATTATCGTCTATAAAAGGCAAGACGGAGATCGTTTTGGATGCGATCTCCGCCAATGCCTTGTTATGCCGTTGGAGGAACTTCTTAGACATAACCGGAAAACCCCACCGCCATTTTGGGGTGGCGATGGGGACTATGTAGGAGGTTAGGAAAGCGCGGGGCTGGAGGCAACAGCCCCGCACAGGCTGTCCGGATTGGAGGGTGTATGTAGGCTGTAGGAAAGTATTTAAGCATTGCGGACTCTCAGGTATTCAGCCAGGTCGATCACGATGCCATTGAACTGCTTGAGCAGGGTCTCATGCCCTTTCTCGATCATGAAGTCGGTAACTTGGTCAAGGAAGCGTACGATGTAGTCGTTCAGCTCCTTGGAAGGCTCGGAGTCCTTCTGGTTCTGTTTGATGAGTGAGACTAGGCTCTGCAGAGCGGTATCTGCCGGGTTCTTGGCATACTCTCTGAGTGCCTGGATGAGCGCTTTCTTACGGGCTAAGCTAATCTCATGGTCAAGCTTGCGCTCTTCTTTGAACAGCTCTGCCCACTTGCCGGATTTGATCCACTTGCGGACGGTGATATCGGAAACTCCGAAGATCAGCGCCAGCTCAGTGGGATCTGTCTTGCCGTTCAGATAGGCATCTCTGCAGTTATCCCGCTTAATTCGGAACTCAAGAGCGTTACTCATACTCAGGGCGTACCTTGTGGCTTTCCAGATATTTGTTAATGTCTTTTCCATGAACCCGGAGGGGTCCCTTATCACTTATGCGGTAAGCGGGGAGAGGATCAGCTATGTTATTGATCATACGATATACTGTGGAGCGGTCGACATTCAGCATGTCGGCTATCTCATCCGGTCTATAGTAGCGGTCATTGAAACTGTCCACGTTTACCTCGTTATCTTGTATCATTTCTGCGGTCATCATCTTTAGCCCCTTGCTTTCGTCAAAAACTGCTGCATAAGGATGCGACAGTATCAAAGAGCACTGAAGTTCAGTACTACCTTGTTGTAGTTCCCGGCTTCATCCCTGACGGAGAAAGAGATGTACTGTTTAGTAGAGGTTACAGTGATCGCTTTATCGATCAGTTCCATCGCTTCCTTCCAGATCGGGTCTTTGATCTTGTAGCGGCGCAGGGCGAAGATACGATAACGGGCAAGCTGACCACGCTTATCGACTTGGAAAGCTTCATTGATGATGGCCTTAAGATTGTCATTGGAGTTCTCTGACCAGGCTTTGATGCACTCGTCCATCTTCTGCTTAGCGAGCTGCAGCTCAATTCCGAACTGAATCTTCTCCCGGTAACGGATTTCGATCTTGTACTTCTCATCGAAGGTAAGCAGCAGGGCATTACCTTTCCACTCTACGTTATTCCTTCTGGCAACATCGTTCAGATAGTCTTCCACTATCTTGATGATGCTGTGTTTTTCCTTGATGATGCGTTCCTGAAGCTTGAGAGCATGATCCATCGCTTTGCTAACGGCTGCTTCTCGATCCAGGATGTCTTGATTGAGCACTTTAACGGATATCTCCCGTCCTTGTGCATCGGTTAGGGTGCGGTCTTTACCGTTCTTTGTAGACTTTCTACTCATGTGTATCCTCCCTTGGATTTATTCTTTATCTTTAGTTGTTTCTTGTTTTCTGATGTAGGACTGGAACATGGCGATTACCGCTCTGCGTTCTTTGGGATCGAGCAGATTCCAGTGGCTTTTATGGTAATGCTTTATGGTGAATGCCCTTAGGTCGTTCTCTGTCCAACCCGCTTGTTTCATCAGGGCAAACATGTACTTGCCCTGCTTGTCAAAGGTGAACTCATTGGGTCTACCATGCTTGCGATACTTGATCATGAGCGCTTTCAGTTCTTTGAGCTTATCTTCCGGAAGAGCCCTTAGTGATTCGCCATAACCGAGACGGCTCATAATGAGTTTGAAGCCATCCAGGGGCCAGTGAAACTTCTTGATCCTGAGGGCATGGATTTCTTGGCGTAGTTTGCGTTCTCGTAGTTCCTGTGTCATAGAATGTCCTTTGGACTGCTATTCCAGTCCTTTTCTCTTGAGGAATGTCTCGAATTTAATGCGCCAAAACCACTCAGATCCCCGATACTCAACCCATGCCTGATGGATAAGTTTCTCCTTCAGGAGTTTCTCTTTGGCGGCTTGCCTCGCTAATCGCTCCTGCCGTCTGAGCTCTTTCTCCTCAGCCCTCCGGAGCTTCTCTTCTTCACTGAGTTTGGGTCGCATCCGACCCAGGATGCCCGGCTCAATTTGCTTGCCGATGTCTTTGAGATTATCTCTGCTGACAACCTTATAGTGCTTATTATCCAGCATTATACATCCAATTGATGCCAGAGCTTCCATATAGACGAATACCCACTGACGACTCCTACCGAAGGCATCGGCAATCTTTCTTATGGAAGTGTAATGCCCGGCCTCGATAAGATCGAGAAGAGCAGATGCAGCATGCATCTCGAACTTCCAGTCTCCCTTCTGGTTGTAACAAACCTTGGGACTATAGCGGTCAGCCAAGACATAGATGCCCTCTTTCTTGGAGATGAGTTTGATCGTCTTGTCTGCCAGCAGTTCAAGAAGCACAGGCTTGATTACAGAGAGATCTTGAGCTATCATGTTAGAGACCGTCACTGCGGTGAACGGCTTCTTGAACTGCCTTACGAAGTTGAGTACCAGATCTTTAGTCTTCATTTTGCGATCTTGAGGTCAATAACCTTTCCGGTTTGATCACTAAGCTTGAGCTCTCCGGTTTCGATGGAGTGCATCATCTTCATAGCTTTACGTAAGTTGCCCTTTGCAGATTCGTGGATGATATCCACTATCCTCTCGGTCACTTCCACATCCAGCACTTCCTTGGCGAGTATCTTGATGTCCTTGCGGCTTACTGGTTTGAACTCATAGAAGGAGTTGCAGCGGTCGAAGTAGTATTCATTGAGCTGGGAGAGCCGATCCTTGGCATTCTGCATGCCTACCAGGATGACTACGGTTAAGGTCTCATCCACAATGTCCCGGATGGCACCAAGCAGCTTCTCATGCTTGAAGGCATAGTCGATCTCATCGATTACGATAACCATGTCTTCCTGCTCTTCCAGAATCTGCAGGCTGAGCTTGAAGAGGTTATTGGTAGTTCCGTAGGGGACATTGTAGCCGAGGTTAAACCGCTGATACAAGGCAGTGATCAGATCGACTGCGAAGGACTTAGGGGTAGTGGTAGCTTCCAGTCTCAGGTATATGTAACCTCTCTGGAACGCCATTCTTTGAGCATAAGTGGTCTTGCCGAGACCGGGTAATCCGTAGATCAGTCCCAGTCCGACCATCTCCATCTTGGGTCTATTGAGCAGGTAGTTGACGCACTGATCGGCTTCAACCACATTGCTTATTCTTACGAGTTGGTTCTGTTTCAAGATATCCTCCTTACTTGATTCCTATGAACTTGAGCATCTCTTCGAAGCTCTTCTCTTTGGGTTTAATTACATCATCATCGTCATCCTCCACCTTAAGCGGCTTGGGAGGATCGAGCTTATTGGGCAGCGCTGCCTGCACTTGCTTATCAAGCTCTTCCATCAGCTGATCGGCGCTGGGTGGAGGAGCTTCAAGGGTTGGAGCTTGGATAAAAGTGGGATTGTGTTCTACCTCAGCCATCGGCAGTGGCTTAACCAATCGATCCACCGCTTCCTGCGTCTGTCTGACGATCTGCTTGGTGCGCTTGGCGATCAGCTTCTGATGCCGTTTATTGGCTTTCTGTTCCTTATGCAGCTCAGCCGCTGAGATCGGATTGTCTTTATTCAGCAAGATGAATGGGTCCTGCGACCTACGGACTTCCGCCTGGCAGATGAAGTTGTCTTGCATATCGTAGACGAGTATCCAGCGCAGATCACTCAGATCGTAGCGAATCAGCAGTTCCTTGCCGATGTGCCCGATAAGCTCCGTATCCCAGTACATCAGCTTATTGAGAACGATACCGTTATTCCGCAGAGTCTTTCGAACTGCGGACATCATCATGAAGTTGAGCTTGTCAGCTTTGATCTTCTGCTCTTCCGGTACGGGATTGGCACTAAAGACTTCCCAGGGCGATTTGCCTTTCAAGCCGCTGTGCGGAGCTTCGCCATACATCTTCCGGATGAAGAAGCCAATCATCTGCATGGCTTCTTCTATGGTAGGAGGAGTGGCATCGTACATCTTTCTTGCCCACTTCTCGTTACGCATCAGGGTAGCCGGTTTATCGTCTATCGATGCACCACGGAAGCTGCCGATGAAGCGTTCAAAGCGTTCCTGGAAGGTCTTGAAGAATCTCTCGATCACCTTGGCTTTGGCATTGTAGCTTTCGGCGAAGGCTACCTGGATGCCCAGGCGTGGGAAGATACCTGCCAGATCGCTGGATAAATCATGCTCCTGCCACTTCTCATTAAAGAGCTTTGCCCGGAAGGCTTTACCGTTATCGAGATAGACGTACTTGGGAACTCCGCCCCAGTTCAGGAAGGCGTTTCTGAAAGCGATCTGGATATGCTGGCTGTCCTCGGTAAAAGCGAGTGAGGCACCTACCGGGTATCTTGAAGCCCAGTCAAAGACCATGATCATCGTCATGCGCTGCGCTTTCCCGGTCTTGGGATTCATGATATCAAAAGCCAGGGTATGACCGTCTGCCACCCATACGTCTCCTACATTCAGTAGGCTGGAATCTCGGATGATGGTCTTGACTATGGTCTCAGCCACTGCTTTACTGCCGAGTCTCGCTTGAGTCCAGATTGCCATGTTGTCCCGTTTCCAATCATTGCACCAGCGCACCATGGTTGGAATCGAACTGGGAGATTCTAATGCTCCCATACGTGCATAAGCCTTTATAGCGGTAACTGCAGTGTATATCTTCACTTTCTGGGGAGTCAGCAGCAGCTTAAGCATGAACTGCTGTTCCAGGTAAGTAACCTTGCGTCCCTTCGTCTGGTTCTTGGACTTGTGAATCAAAGCGAACATATTGCGATTGGTCTCAAGATAGAGGTCGACCCACTTCCGCAGCGATCTCTCAGTTCTCTTTCCCCGGGTCTTGAACAGCTCCGGAACCAGACTGCCGCTATTGTATTCAACTGTGATTTGGTTCCAAGTCTCGAGCCGGGCTTCACTTTCCTCTAATCTCTCTAATACCGTTTCACAGAACTGAGCATACAACTGTGCCTCCGGCATAAAGCTGAGCAACTCCTTCGTTTCCGGCTCAAGATTAACATCTGGGCTCTTCTCCATATATATAGGAGTGTCATGTATCGGTTCTGGCAATTGCTCGGGCTTAAGCACTTTCATATCCGTTTGGATATTCTTCTTGGCTTTTCCTGACTTTCTAATGAACTCAAACTTGTGCCCGGCTTTTACCAGTGACATGATCTTCTCAGCTTCTCGATTATAGGCATCTACGTCGATGCTGTCTAAGAAATCGTCATAGGAATCCATTATGCCTCTCCTGCCTTCGTATATGAAGTAATGAACAGGCAATCCCGCTCCTCGGAGCAGAAGCTCATCCGCTCCGGCTCCAGGCTGATTGCTTGTTGGCCATACTTTCTACGGTAAGCCATCTCGGTCTCAAGCAACTCACCATGCACGAATACAAAAGTCTTGGTGGTATGGGTCTTGCCGCTGGATACAGTCCTGTTGACTGCCGCTATGCTGCCTTCCTTCACCATCCTGCGTATCGTCTTTACCGATTTTCCGGTTATCTCTGCCACCCTTGCCAGGGGCAGCCAGATCATTGTTAAGTCGTTCACCATTTCATAACCATCCAGTTTGTTCCGCTTCTTTGAATTTGGACTTGGACATAGCTCAGAGTTCGGACTTGGACATCTCAATCCCCTCGGACTTGGACATGGACTTGGACATTTTTCGTAGCACTTGGACACAAATTCCGCAAAAGAATGGATATTGTGCCCGGAAGCTATACGCAGTGAGCGCTTGATGCTGTTTTGTCCAAGTCCGATCGGATTTGTTTGGACTTGGACATTCTGCATCGAGCAGGCATCGCAGCCTGGTTTTCGACTCTTTCTTGCGTTCAT